TGAACAGATTGCTAAAGCAGCTACAAACTTCATGCTTACCATGAGAACAGCCAAGTCTATGCACACTGGCGGTAAGATTGGTGAAGTTGTTCATTCCATGCCTCTGACACATGAGATTTCAAAGGCATTGGGTATCCAGTCTGACCGCGAAGGCTGGCTTGTTGCTATCAAGGTCTACGATGACCAAGTGTGGCAAGATGTTAAAAGCGGTAAACTTGCGGCTTTCTCTATTGGGGGCCGAGCCTTGAAGGAGATGGTGTAATGCCCACCGAACTCGTAAACTTGGAACTTGAAGAAGTTTCCTTGGTTGACATGGGTGATGACCCTCTCGCCAAGGTAGCCATCTTTAAGCGCAACCCAGAAGGGGAAGACATGGAAGACGAAGAACTCGAAAAGAAAGTCGAGATTGAAGTTGGTAGCGAAGACGATATGTCCGAAGCCGACGATATGCAAGAAGATATGACTGACGGTGAGAAGAAGCCTACACGCAAGTCGTGGAAAGCCGAAGCCCTTGAACTGGATGAAGTCAACAAGATGCTTCTGGAAGAAATCGAAACTCTGAAAGCTAAAGTCTCCGACATGGAAGCAGAAGCAATCGAGAAGTCGAAGCCCAAAGAAGAAATGATCGACATCGAAGGCGAAATGATTGCCAAGTCGGCTGTCCCCGCCCCGATCCTTAAGAAACTAGAAGATATGCAAAAGGCTGTTGAAGCTGAAGCATTCCGTAAACGCGCTGACGAGGTTCTCCCGAACTTTAAGGGTACTGCTGACGAGCGTGGTAAACTTTTGAAGTCTGTTGGTAGTGATGAACAACTCATTGCTATCCTTCGTGCCGCTGATGCTGCTTTTGCTGGCATCTACAAAGAAGTTGGCAAAACTGACGCAGAAAATGACCTGAAAACTCCTACTGAAAAGCTGAACGACATCGTGAAAGCCTATCAGGAAGAAAAGAAGGAAAAAGACTTCCATAAAGCATATGCTGCTGTCATCAAAACTGCCCAAGGTCGCGCCCTTGTGCTTGAAACCTACAAAAAGTAAATTAAGGAGCCTCGAAAATGGCATTTACTGAACGTCTCGCTACTCGGACCTACATTTCGGGTTCCGCTGTTGCTCAATTCACCTTTGTCTCGCTGGCCTCTGACGGTCAAGTTGACAACACATCTGCTAACGCTCGCACTGACGGTGTTGCGCTGGCTGCTGCTACTGCCGCTGGTCAAGCCTTGACTGTTGCCTATGATGGTCGTGTGACTGTCCAAGCTGGTGGCACTATCACTCGCGGCGCTGCTGTCGCTGTTGGCACTTCGGGCAAAGCTAAAGCTGCTGCTTCGACCAACGTGATCGTGGGCTATGCTCTTGAAGCTGGTGTTGATGGTCAAATCATCACTATCGAACTGTCGCGCGCTGATAACGCCGCTGCCTAATCTAGTTAAATAAGGAATACTGAAATGGCTATGCTTACTGCTAGTGCAGTTCACATTGATGCACCGCTGACTAACCTGACCATCGCTTTCCTGCAAGAATCGACTGGCTTTATTGCTGATCGCGTCTTCCCGAAAGTGTCGGTTGCTAAGAAAACTGACAAATACTACATCTATAACCGTGCGGACTTCAACCGTGTGGGTCAAGTGCAGGCCCGTGCGCCTCGTACCCAAGCCCCTCGTGTTGGTATGACGCTCTCGACCGACACCTACAGCACTGACGTTTTCTCGTTGGCAACAGACTTCGACTTTGAAACTCTGGCTAACGAAGATGCGGCTCTGGACATTCGTTCCGCTGGCGCTCAGATGCTGACCCACCAACTGCTGATCGACCGCGAAATCAAGTGGGCTTCGACCTATTTCGCAGCTTCGGTTTGGGGTACTGATTGGGCTGGTGTTGCTTCTTCGCCTTCGGCTACGCAGGTCATCCAGTGGTCGGACTATTCGACTTCGACGCCGATCCAAGACGTTACGAAGATCATGCGTACCATCCAACTGAAATCGGGCGGCTTCAAGCCTAACGTGATGGTTGTTGGCAAGGAAGTTCGTGATACCCTGGTTAACCACCCCACGATCCTTGCTCGCCTGAATGGTGGCGCAACTGTGACGAACACCGCTCTGGTGACGGATGCCAAACTGGCTGAAATCTTCGGTGTGGAAGAGTTCATGGTCATGGAAACTGTCAAGAACACTGCTGCCGAAGGTCTGACCGAAGCAAATGCGTTCATTGGTGGCAAGTCGGTTGCTTTCTACTACCGTCCCCGCGCTGCTGGTCTGATGGTTCCTTCGGCTGGTTACACCTTCACTTGGGATGATCTGGAAAATGCTTCGGGTCACGGTATCACCATCAAGTCGTATGTTGGTGACTATCTGGCTATCGATGGTATTGCCGAAGTTCTGGAAGCCAACCTGGCCTACGATCACAAGGTGGTTTCGTCCGATCTGGGTGGCTTCATCGCTACCGTCATCGCCTAAGTAAAAGGAGGAGGGAATGACCCGACCATTTTCCTCCTACTTCAATCCTTCCCGGCCAGTGTTTGTTAAACAAGATAACTTACACTTGTCGGGGAAGATTTGGAAGCGGGGTGACCGTTATCAGTGGGACTTCTTTGGGGTTGCACATGACCGTATTCAACAAATGTTTTACAGTGATCAACTGTATCACAACGAAGAATTTGAAGAAGAAGTTGTAAAAAAGATTTCTATTGGTGATGGTCTAGATGACTTGACTATTGACCAACTTCACATTCTTGTTGACAACATTAACTTCAAAGTCAAGGGTAAGACTACGACTGCCAAAGAGTTTCTACTTAAGAAGTGTCCCAAGATGCCTAAAGATAGGGAACTTCAAATTCGTAAGATTCGTAGGTGGCGTTCTACCTATGGCGATATGGAAATCTAAAACAAAGGGCTTACCAAATGTCTTGGTCGTATGATCCAAATAACCTTAATACAACTACTGCATCTGGTAGGCTCAACACTGTCCGTCTGATTGTTGGTGACACAGACAGTTCTGACGAACTCATTCAGAATGAAGAAGTCTCCTTCGCTCTAGGTCAGAACAACAACAATGTTTACTATGCTGGTTCACTCGTTTGTCGTTTGATTGCTGCTAAGTTTAGCCGTCTTGTTGACACTAGTCTTGATAATGCCATTAGTGCAAAGTATAGCACAAGGGCTAAACAGTATCAACAACTGGCAATCCAGATTGAGAACCAAGCGAAGAAATCTTCTGGTAAATCCATTGGGGTCTTTGCTGGTGGTATCCTCAAGACGGATATGTACAGCGCTAACCAAGACACAACCCGTGTTCAGCCTGTTTTCGGTATTCATCAGTTTGATAACGTAGAGGCGGGTGGTAACTACATCCCCGATGATCCGAATGGCATTTGACACATACACACTGAATATGTTGCTCAAAGAGCATGGCACTAACGTAATCCTGCGTAAGCAAGCAGAGAGTGCCTACAACAACGACACAGGAACAGTCACAACGACTGCTACAGACTACACAGTCAGGGCTTACTTCTTCGACTACAAAGTAGATGAAATCAACTCTGATTCGATCCTTAGTGGTGATCGTCGTGTTGTTATCAGTGGCAAGTTGCCTAGTGGCTCTGTAACTCCTAAACCTGATGCAACAGACCAAATCATCAATGGTGATACTCTAGACATTATCAGTGTCTTTGAGGTTAGGTCTGGTAGCAAGGTGTTGTTCTACACTGCACAAGTGAGGGATTGATATGGCACAAGGTCGCGCCTCTGGTTTAAGCCTAACACAGTCTTTAAAAAAGGTGCAGCGTGATCTTGGTGACATTCAGAAACTATACCTTGTTGCTTTGACAGAAGACATAGTTCAAACATCCCCTGTTTGGAGTGGTCAATACGTTAACGGCCACAATATCGAAGTTGGTGTAGGTTCTGCAAGAGGTCAGTTTACAGGTAATCTAGTCAACAATCCAAAAACTACAAACCCCGAAGCTGAGAAACAAAAGGCTCTTGCCAAACTTAGAGGTCAAATCCAGAACCTTCCAGAGACACTTGATAAAGTCTCAATCAACAACAGAGTTCCACACGCTGCTATTGTTGAATACAAAGGTTGGCCCAATGGTCGTGAACCTGCCGCTGTTTATGAAGGTGCAATGAATAGAGCAAAACTTCACTTGCAAGAAGCTATCCAAACTGTAAAGGCTAGACAATGACAATCATCAACAATATTCGTGCTTGTCTAGATATGCACTTGACCAACACTGTTGGCATCCCACTGATTGCTAGACAGAACGTCCCATTCAAACCTGAAACTGGAACACCCTACCTTCAAGGTACTTTGGTTCCTACTTCTATTCGTCCTGCTGTTCGTGGCCTAAACCCTCAGAAACGATATGATGGCCTCTATAGCATCTTGATTGCTACTCCCGAAGGTCTTGGGTCTGGTGCTGGATACGAATACGCTGACCTTCTGTTAGACAGGTTTGCTGCTACGACAGACATCAGCTACACCAACCCATCGAATAGCGAAACCATCATTCTTTCTATTGATTACTCCGAAGTCAGGACAAGTTTCCTTGACCCACCTTTCTACTACACCCCTGTTACCGTTGCTTGGTACATCTATAACTGATAAAGGAAACTGAATATGGCCTTCTCTCAAGGTAGCCGCGCTGGCTTGTCCTATGTTGCTGAAACAACTTTTGGTACAACTCCTGGCACCCCTGCACTTATCCAACTGCCCTACACTACACATTCCCTTGATCTGACCAAAGATCGTGTGACAGGTAATGACATTCAACCTGACCGTATGTTGCGTGTTGACCGCCATGGCAACCGTTCTATGTCTGGGGATATTGTTGTTGACCTTCGTAAAGCAGACTATGACCCCTTCCTTGAATCGGCGTTTATGTCCACCTTTGCAACTAACGTGCTGAAGGTTGGTACAACTCCTAAGTCGTTCTCGATTGAAGATGCTGCTACAGATATTGCTCAGTTCCGTCTGTTCACTGGTGCTACTGTTTCTTCTATGGCTGTTTCTATCCGTCCAAATCAAATGGTCACTAGCACGTTCAGCATGGTTGGCAAGAACATGACCATCTCTGGTACGTCTGTCGATCCGGCCAAGACTGCTTCCTCGACCAACCAACCTTTTGATGCTTACTCTGGCTCTTTGCGTATTGCTGATGCTGGTGGCACTCTTGCTGCTGCGGCTATCGTGACAGGTTTCGACTTCACTCTGAACAACGCCTTGGCTCCCACGTTTGTTGTTGGTTCTTCGACCACTCCGCAACTTGAATATGGCATGGCAACAGTTGAAGGCACGATCACTGCCTACTTTGAAGATGCAGCCCTGATTAACCGTTTCTTGAACGAAACACAAACCGCTCTTGAAATTGCGGTGGATGATCCTACGGGTTCTTCGGACTACACCTTCCTGTTCCCGCGAGTTAAGATCAATGGCGCTTCGGTTCCTGTTGACAATCCGACTTCGCGCATCATCACATTGCCGTTTGTTGCTCTGTATGATACGACAGAGAACACAAACATCAAACTTACACGTTCTGTGTAATTAGAATCCTCCTTGTGAGGCTAGGGTGGGCTTGCTTGTCGGGGGTTGGCTCACCCGTTATCATTTCCCCGATAATATCCCCTGTAAGCGATAAACAACAAATATAGCTTATAGATCATAAATAAATCACACATAGGACATCCCGACAATGGACCTTTCCAAACTGATCCCGACCGACGACTGCATTACTGTTTCGATCAAGCACCCTGTGACTGACGAGCCTTTGACTAAAGACGATGGCAAAGAAATGACCATCACAGTTTATGCTCCCCATTCGTCTGCCTACAAAGCCGTTGTGCATGAGCAGACAAACAAGCGTATCCAGAAAGCCGCTAAAGGTAAGAAAGTTTCCTTTACTGCGGAAGATATTGAAAGTGCTACGCTTGAAATGCTGGCAAAGACTACCAAAGAGTGGGCAATCCAACTTAATGGCAAGTCTCCTAAATTCTCGTATGATGAGGCTCTTGACCTCTATGGTAAACTTCCTTGGCTCAAGCAACAGGTTCTTGAAGCGCAAGAGGATTACAACTCTTTTTTGAAGGGCTGATCCTTGATCTAAGCGAATATGCAGAGTGGGATTTCAAACTCTCTCTTCCTGACAAAGACGGTGTTACTGAAAGAGAGAATCTACAATACTTGGAAACGCAG